TCAGTCGGGAACGTGTCGATGTCGCCAGCGATGTGGCTATGGGTGGCTGTGGCGAAGTAGGCCGCCGCCTCAAGGGCCGCGGTGCCGATACCGAGGGTAGTCCTCTGGGCTGCCGCGTCCGCGTCGTCCAGAAGCGCCTTGCCGGCCGCGGTGATGTCCCCGCCCAGCTTGCTGGTGTTGATCGCCCCCGCGTCCACGGTCCAGACCGTGCCGACGCCGGTCACGGTGATGTCGCCCTTGTCACCGTCCGAAATGCCGCCGCTCCCGCCGCTGCCGGCGGGGCCTTGGGGGCCAGGTGCGGAGACGATGATCCGGTCAGGCATAGCGGGCCTCCTTGATGACGGTGAAGGCTCCAGTCACCAGCGGCTCGTCGATGCCTCCGCTGCTGACGGCCCACACGTCCCACTGATGCTTGCCTAGCGGCAGGCCGCGCCCCGTGTTGTCGTCGATTGTAAGCACTATGAGCCCGTTTGCAGGAGTCACCGTCGCGGTGATGCCGCCGGCGTCCGTGCTGGCCAGGAGGGTGCCGGCATCGTCTCTGACGTAGGCACTCACCGTGTAGCCGGTGAGGTTCACGGCCACTTCGTCGCTGTCCTGCCACTGCACCGAGGCGAGGTTGGTGCGGCCTCGGTAGTAGCTCAGGTCGTACTGCACAGGCAATCGGCTCATGGCTCAGGGCACTCCCCATCCAAGACGTTTGCGAGTTGGAAGAACCAGCGGAACTCGGACAAGGTGTCCGTGGTCGGGAACAGCTTGACGCACGCCTGGTCAATGGCCTTGATGGTGAAGCCCACCGGAGCGGTGGCAAGGTTCCATCCCGGCCCCTCGATCCCGCTGCCGTCATTGACCATCTCGCACAGATTGACGGCCTTGCCGAACTTGGTGCTGTTGTATCCACCCGTCACGGTGTCCACTCCGGTGGCATTGAGCCTGACCTGCTCCCAGTCATACTGCCAGCGGTTGGTGCCTAGCACGGTGTTGCCGGTGATCTTGGCAAGCAGGTACGGGTATGGCTTGTTGTGCCTCGAGTAGCGATCCGAAATCTCGGACAAGGCGTTGCGCCTGGGCACATAGAACCCGCCGACCTGCAGGGTCTGGTTCAACGCAGCCGCCGAAACGCGACCCACGCCCCGCTTCAGTGAGGGGACGCGCTTCACGGCGCAGGCCGCAGCGTGGGCAGCGGCTCCTTGTTTGTCGTTGCGTAGGTGGACGCCATGATTCCCGAGCATGACGTGTCGAATGCTCGCCAGCCGTTAACGGCCCAGGCTGCCTCGTCGGCGGTAAACATTGCCGCAAAGTCCTCGCTGCCCTTTGACATGGACCGCCACTTGACTACCGGGACCTGCACGCCAGCAATCTCAACCGGTTCGATTACGTCGTTGGTGCCTTCTTGGTAGACCGGCTCCTGGTTCATGTGGAACCACTCGTCCCAGACGAACTGGGCAGTCAGCTCCACATGCTCATCCTCCTTGGGATCCACCTCGATGCCAGTCAACATGACACTACCGATCGGCAGTCCCAAAAACGCGGTGCTGTTGACCTTGCGGATCTTGTCGGCGAACAAGTCGGCAATGTTGGGCCAGCCGTAGGTGCCGATGCTCGTATCGGTGCGGAACGGGAACGTCAGATTGATCACCACTTGGGTGACCTCGAACCGTTCCGGCTTCATGCCGCTGCCCTTGATCGGGCTCGTACTCAAGAGCAATGTGCCGTCCGTTGTCGAGGCGCTTGGGTTCTCATCTCGGAACCGGTCCACCTGACGCAGCGAGGTCCCATCAGACCTCAACACGAACGGACCAGGGCAATACATCGTCCGATCCGTGAGCAGAAGGGTGCAGCGGTACAGCTGGATGCCGTTGTTGACCGATGCCCACCTCACCTTGCGAACTCGATAGGCGTCCTTCCAGCTGGGCCAGCTGGCGGTCGGCCCCAGCTTTGCCGCCCAGCTGTAGGAATCCACGTCGGTCAGCCGTTCCCCTGGGGTGGGGATTCCGGCGTCCGTTCTTACCGTGTCGGGATTGAACCACGGATTCCAGTAGACCGGCTGCCCTGACCCGTCCAGCTGCTGCACCGTCAGCGTCAGGGTGAGGCTGTTGTCATTGAAGGCCCGTTCGTGATCCAGGCCGATGAGGTTGACATCCCACGGCATTACTGTGGCCCCACGTTCTTGGCGATCTGCTCGAGGGCAGTCAGCGATTGGCGTTGCAGTTGAACCAGTTCCGCCACCGGCACGGAAGAAAACGGAGCAGTTGGAACACCCGGACCAAACATCATCTCACCCATGCCTGAATCGACAGTGCCAAGCGCGCCAAACCTCGCCTGCTGCCTGCGTTGCGCGGCTGCCGAAAGCGTGTCGGTTCCTACGGGTTGCATCGCCGCCCTGATCTGCGCGTCGGTCATGTCTCGCATGGAGTCGAACAGGACGCCCAGATCACCTCCAAGCGCGCCACTGATCTTGCCGCCTCGAGCTCCGGCAGACAGATCCCGAATCGCCATGAACTGAGATGTCAGATCGCCAGCCCCACGCACCTGCGACAGGTCGCCAAACGTCGCACCGCGGCGGATCATCTCCTCCTGATTGCTGCGATCCGTGAACCGCGAGAGCAGTGACTGGACTATGGAGGCGGAGACTTGCTGCGTAGGGTCAGCCATGGCGGCTGCTCCAAAACGCTCGAGCTGCATCGCTTGTGCTGCAGACATGCGGCCAGAGATCACGCCGCCTCGGAGCGTCGTGTCGGCCTCCTCGCGCCTGCGCTGTGATTCCCGGATTGCCGCCATGACGCCCGTGATCGCCGCGGTCATTGCCATGAGCGGACCACTCAGAGCAGCCACGCCCATGGCCCCGCCCACAACCCCGCCCATGCTGCCCAGGCCCGCCGCTGCTGCAGCAGAGCTGACGCCCTCCCGACTGGCTCGGATCTGGCTCCGCACATTCTTCATCGCCATGTCAAAGCGCCGGGTGTCGGCGCTGACCTGGACCTTCATTGAGGCGACGTTGGTCATGCCGTCTGCATCTCCCGCATGATTCGTCTGATCTCAGATCGCATGTGGCGGTAGACCGTCCTCTTGCCCAACGCCATGGCCTTGGGGAAGTAGTACGTGCCCGTGGTGTTGCGAGTCTTGCCGTCTGCCTCGAGGAAGTGGAGCCGCCATCCGGGCAGAAGCATCTGACGGGCGTCTCTCTCTGCCTGCGATAGCGTCTGACCCGCGCCCTGGGCAACGGTCGCCGCCATGGCCCTCCGCAGCTGCTTGCGGTTGGCGGCACCCTTGCGAATGCCGACAGCTCCCCACACCAGATACCCCGCGGCCCGCTTGTAGACGCGGCTGACCACGGCCACATGGTCTGCCATGTGCGGCTGGTACTTGTCGCTGCGGTGACGGCCAAAAAACGCCTTCAGGATGCCTCGCCAATGCACCAGACCCTTGCGGAGTCCCTTGCGTTGGATCCGTGCCGCCATCTTGGGCGGCAGACGCCTCAGAGCGTTGTCGAATCGCGTGGCGTCAATCTTGAAGTGGACACCGACGCCCGACATCTTCCCGATGTGGATGCCTCGGGTGGCCCGTGGGCTGAAGTTGCCTCGGGAACTGCGCCCGTACCAACGAGACAGCTGGATGCGCTTGGCCTTGGACTTCCACCAACCATGGCCGAAGTCATAGAGCCCCATCTCCTGGAACAAACTAGGCACGGCGCACCGCCTTCAGGAAGTCCTTAATGCTGGAGGGGGGTGGCGTGTCCACGGGTTTATCCAGTTCCAACCAAGCCAAGGTTTCCGTGGCAGTCAGACTCTCCATCTCCTCCATCGATCGCCCAAGCTGCAACGCGAGGCCCATCAGCAGGCGCCTCGCTGGCGTGAGGAGGGGGTTGCATGAGCTTGCCGACCTCCTCCACCACTCTGGTGGCGATCCACGCAGGCATCCGCGCCGCTTCGGCCTCTTCGTCCTCTCTGAAGACTGGGCTCCCGTCCTCATTGCAGAGGAACCGCACCAGGTGCCACGGCATCGCCTTGTTCTCGGCGTCCACCAGGTCTTTGGCCGTGGGTGTACGCACCCACAGCCGCCGACCTCCGGGGAGGTCCAGCGGCTGGGGTGAGGGAGAAAGAAGAAGGTCGGTGCGGTTCATGCCACGATGGCCACGGCGCCCGTGCACTGGGCAGACACGCTGAGCCGGGCCGGGTCGTCCACGTTGGCGGACACGGCCACGTTCGTCAGGATTGCCGTGCCGGAAACGTTGCCGTCGCCAAAGTCGATGGCAAAGGTCCGGGCATCTCGGTTCAGGAAGTCCGTGGTCAACGAAGAGTGCGCCGTGTGGTTGTAGAACAGCTCGATGCTGAAGCTCATCTGGTACTTGCCGCTGATGAACTGTCGAAACGTGTCGGTGCTCAGCTCGGTCACGTCGATGACCGCGCCGTCCATCGTGACGCTACCGATGGCGGCAACGTCACCGACTAGCACGGCGTTCCAGGTAAAGGTGGCGATGTTGCCTGATTGCGCTGCCATTACAGGCCCTCGAAGTGGATGCGGAAGGAAACGATGAACTCAAACGGGAGATCTTCTTCACCCTCTCCCACGCCGTCCTCGATGGCTGTCTGGGATGTGTAGTGGCAGCTCGAGATCAGCACGCCAGCGGTGCTCCCGCTGTGGCCGTTTAGAGCTGCCACTACCTTGGTGGCGAGGTCTCTGGATTCGGCGTAGGTGTCGGCAATGGTTGTGACCGACAGCGTGGCGGCGGTCAGTCCAGCAGTGCCCGACAGATTGAGAAACGGCTCGAGATCGGTCAGCTGGTACGTGATCGCAGGGATGGCCGTGCCCTGCAGACGCGCATGCGGGCTGATGCGGTCGCCAGCAATAGCGCCAACCGCCGCGTCATCCCGCAGAAGCGTGTAGATAGCCTGCTCAATCATGCGACCCTCACACAGTCGATGAGCATCACGTCTTCTTCCTCACGCTCGCGGGTCCAGCCCTGGACCTGCAGCCGGTCGCCGCGGTAGTCCAAGATGCTGGTGGCGTCGATGCCTGCGTTGATCCCGCTGGTGTACCGGCACCGCACCTGGTAGATGGTCCGCATTGCGGTGCCGTCGCCGTACTCGGTCTCCGTTGCACCAGTGCTGCGGACCTCTGCAAACAGCGTGGGGCCGGTCGTCAGCGTGGTGCTGCGGGCCCCATACGCATCAACCGTGCTGGCCGGAGTCAGCACGGTGACGCGGTGGCGGAGTTGACCAGCAGAGATCAGGCTCACTCA